TGCTGCAGGCCCGACTGGAAGCCGCCCTCGATGGCCTTCGAGAATTCGCTCTGAGCCTCTTCGTCAGGGATTTCATCGGTCACTGGTGATTTTTCCACCTGTCGATGAGTGCCTTGGCCCCGCCCCACGTCGCCCACGGGGAAGCCTGGCTGTAGCGGGTCGAGGTCGCCGCCTTCAGGCACGCCCTGCCCGCCGGTGCCGCCGGCGAGGCGCTCTTGTCTGGGGTCGAGGGCGTTTTGAATTTCCTCTTCCGTCGCCTCAGTCACCTCTTCGACACCCTGCAACCCGCGCTCCAAAATGGACCGAACTTCCTGCTGCCCAAAGTTTTCGCGAAGTCCTTGCTTGATCTGCTGCGCGATCGCTTGTCCGGCCTCGGCCGCCCCGCTCCGCTGTCGGATGAAGCGCTCAAGGTTGTCGACGCCTGAAAACTGCTCCTCCAGTTCTTGAAGCTGCGCGAATTCGCGCGCCTGACCAGGATCTAATCCGTCTGCAGTAGCCCTAGAATCACTAAACTGCTCACGAAGCTGGAGAAGCCGCTCAGCTTGCTCGGCTTCCTCTCTTTGGCGCTCCGCACGGGCCTCTAACAGCTCCACGGATCGGGCTGCCTCGTCAGGGTCGGCTATACGAAACTCTGCATCTTGTAGTTCTGGCGCCGACACCAGATCCTCCGCCGCCGACTTTATGGACTCTACTTCCTTCTTCGTGGCGAAAAGCTGATCCTCGGCGCCACTTGCCGACTCAATCATATCGGCAAAGAAGCTCTGGATCTGTGGCCCGAGCTGGATGAGCAGCGTGAACGCGCCGATGATGCCGGCGGGGCCTGTCAATGACTTTCCCAGCGCCGCCAACGCGCCGGATGTGGACCCGGTTTTTGACTGCAGCTGAGTGAACTGCTCAGTCATTAAAGGAATCTGATTTGCCACACCCGCCATCCCAAACTGAGCGTCTTGGGCAGCGGATACAAACTCAAACCCAAGCTGGTTTGCCGACGAGGAAACGCTGCTCCGCATCCCCGACGTGGATGCCTGCGCACGATCGGCGGCATTGGCATACGAGCGGGTGGCCTGTTCGGCCTGCTCCGTGGCGGTAGCAGCTTGGCGCATGTCCTTGTCCATCGTCCCGCCGAACGAGGATGCGGACGCCTCCGCCTCCTCAATCGATCTCTCAATTTTTTCGAGCCCCGCCACAGTCGCCCGGTCTCCGTCAATCTCCGATCGTACGGTAACTCGCTCTGTGATAGGCATTTGAAGGGGTGCGTCAAGAAGTGGCGTCGTCGATGGCGTCCTGCTTCGTCATCAGGTGCGCCTGCACGTCGAGGTTGAGGATCAGAAAGTCCTCGTAGGGCATCTGCATGAGCTCGGTGTAGGAGTGGCCCGTCTGCTCGTCCAGAAAGGCCACAAGCTCCCCGAGGTAGACATCAAACGGATTGCCTACGCCTGCGCTTCCGATGTCGATTCGGTGGCGCTCTGCATGCCGAGCAGCCGCGCCCTGTGCTGAGCGCAGGCGAGAATAAAATCCGCAAGCACCGTCTCCACCAGGTCGAGCGGCACCTCCCCCGCCCTGTCCTCTGGTACGTCGAGAAGGATCGTGACCAGTTGCCTAAGCCGCCCTTCCTGCTCGAAGCGCCGCCGGATCTTTTTGGCCGCCTCCTGATCCACCTCAGCTTCTCCGCCGTTCAGGTCAGGGATCGCCGCCCCGTCCATGCCGTCACCTACAGCTTCCTCTTGCATCGAGTCGTACGCCTCCCGGAACCCTAGGTCTTGCCAGAAGCTCATAAACCGCTCGTATCGCTCGGCCGTGAGCGGCGCGATCCGGTAGCCTGGATGCAGCCACGCCGAAAGGCGTTCCGCCCAGTCGGACAGACGCCACCAAAGGGCCTTCCAGTATGTAGACAGTCGCTCAATCATGAGTTTAGGGGGTGGAACGTGTGCTAGTGTAGGCGCTGTCTTTCCAGGGGTCGAAGTTCGAGGGCCAGCCCGACTGCACATCCCAGTTGAGCGTCTCTCGGAGCTGGGGTTCGTCGTAAGCGGAAGTAGAGGGCGGCTTACTAGCGACCACCTCAAAGGAAAGGGAGCGCTGCTCCTCGTCGTCAAGGCTTTCCTCCCGATCGGTGGCCGAGGCGGACAAGCGCGGGAAGGCGCGCAGGTCAGCGTATCGGTCGCCGCCGATTTCTTCGAAGTTGCCGTTCTTCCGTGTCGGGAGCGGGTAGCGAGCGTCTACAAACTCCGCTTCCAGCCACTTCACGAGCAGGTAAAAGCGATCACTATTCGCCATCACCTCGTTAGCAATGATGATTTCCTGGTTGTTCACCACCTCGCCAACTTCCGACCCGAATTCGTCCTTGACGCGCTCCGCATCCTGCGACTCGGTGAGCGTGCCGCCGCCCAAGTTCTTGGCGAGCGGCTGCCACCCGCCGCGGAGCCACACCGGCTCGATGATCGGGGTGCCGCTGATCGTTTCGGCGGACACCGACTCCTGCACCGGGATGGCAAGCTCGGTGTTGTCGTCGTCCCAAGTCGGCTGACTGGCGACCGTGAATACCCCGTCGTTGGAGTCGGAATTTCGCACGCGAAAGGACTCGCCCGCCTCGTAGTCGGGGGCCCGGTCCACGCCGATCACGATCTCGTCGTTTGCGTCGTCGAACTCGATGATCGTATGCGCAAACCGATTGCCCCAAATTGCGTCCGCATCGTTGTCGGTGATGCCGATTTGGAGCAGGCTTGAACCGCCCTTCGGCAACGGATTGCGGGGCTCGGGGATGTCAATTTTAGCCATTGGTCTGTGTGGTCAGTGCTAGAGTGTCGTGTGCGTAAGGGCGATTTGGAAGCGGCACAGGTGCGCGAGGCGGCCGCGGTTGTCAAGGTCCACGATCGGCTCCGCTACGTCCTGCGGCTGCCCCAGCTCCGTCGTGTCGGGCCAGTCCGCAACGTCAGGGTGCCCCGGCGACCCCGGTTCTGGGCTTCCGCGAAGCGTCGGTAAGAGCCCATTGGTGCCTTCGATGAGCTGCTCATACTCTTTCTGCGAGCTCTGCTCGTATGTGTCGGCGTCGTCGTACTCGTACCAAACGCTCACTTGGTAATTGTGCACCACCTCTGAGGCCGCCCCTTCCAGCGTGTCTACTGTCCGGGAGGACTGATCAGGGGCAAAGTAGGTCTCCAGGTAGTAGGCCGGGTCCCCCATGATTTTGTCTTGTGCCGACCGGCCTGTACCAACTTTCCGGTAGCGGGCATTGCTCTTAAGCCCGCCGCGGATCGCGGTCAGGATTTCGTCGCACAGCTCAGTAAGTGCCTCCTGCTTTTCGTGGCGTGTGATCATATGCGGAGTGCGTCGCGGATCGCTTGTCGAATTTCGTCGGGGGCATGTTGGCGTAACTCTTGCATGTAGTCCTCGACGGCGGGACCCAGAAACGGCCGGGCCGGGATGTCCATCTGTCGTGTATGGCGTCCTACCACCACCTCCATCGGATAAAGCGTGTCCGGCCCGAACCCCTGCTCCATCGTGCGTCGGTGCGGCCGCACGTCAACGGTGCCGCGAAATCCCTCCTCGTGTACCTCGGCGTATTCAACGCGGGTGCCTTTGATCAGCTGGACCGCCGCGTCTGCAACGCGCTCTACGCGGCTGATGCTTTCTGGTGCATTTCGGTCAGTGCGGGCACCAGTCAGGCTTCGCGCAAGCCGCCCGGTCACAATTCGCAAGGTGTCTGTGCCGTTAGGGCCGAGCGTCGTGTCTCCGCGCCCGGCGGCCTTGCCCGCATCTCGCATGTATTTGCTCGTAGCAATCGCCCCGATGCGGCTACTACCTTGTAACAACAGGTCCTCCACCGCGTCCACGATGGTCCGCAAAAGACGCGTGCGGACCGCATCCTTGAGCTCTTGCAAGCTGTCAGCCATCGCTACCGCAGCACGTGTGAGCGGTCATAACGAGAAAGGCGACCGATCTGCCGCTGTATAAACCCGCTGTCGGCACCCTCCACCACCACCTGCTCCGAGCCGATTGACCGCGTCGAGCGTTGCCCAAGGTTTTCATCCCGGCGCTTGATCACGTGTAGCGCAAGGTCCACCGCTGCCTCCTGGAAAATGCCTGGAAGCGTCGGCGGCAGCGTGGTCAGCCCTTCAAGGGTCTCATCGGTCCCTGTCGGCAACTCCCGCTCGTTCGCCTCCGGGCTGGAAAGCACTTGATCCGGTCGGCGCCATCCCGCGAAGTAGCGCAGGGCACCCGGCGCATTCGTCGGCGACCGGAAGGTCCGCTCCGTCCGAACCTCCACGCCATCAATCACGTCGGGAGGCTGCTGATCATCCGGCGCGATCTCTACAAGGGGCTGCTCGTCGGCGTACGCCTGCCGGTCGGAGGAGCTGCGAGTCGTTGCGTCTTGCGTCCAGTGGTGCGGCGCAAAGCGCTGCGTCACCGCCTCCACAATGACCACGCGCCCCAGCCGCGAGCGGATTAAGGAGCTCACGCCTTGGATCACGTCCCGCACCTCAGCCGCCTCTTCGTGCTCAGTAATCTTCGCTGAGTCAGCGGCCTTGACCCGGTCGTATGTAATGAGGTCTCGGTAGGCCATCGGATTTCAGTCGGGCGGTCAGCTGCGGTTGAATACCTGCGAGTCGGCAAGCTCGGGGCGGGATTCGTAGGTCCCGCCCGTGTTTATTTTCCCAACTCGTCCAGGTACTTCTCCTTTGCCTCTTCCGCCTTCTCCTCGGACTTGAAGGCTTCGGTGGCCCCGCCCGGCAGGTGCTTGAACTCGGATTTCGGCGCCGCAACGATGTCGCCGCGGTCGTAGGTGTAAACCTTCCCCGGATCGCCGGTCTTCCCGGTGGTCCGGCCATTGCGCTTCATCAAATGATAGTAGGTAGAAGCCATGTCAGTAGTGGGCACGGTGCCCGTTTGCGTGCAAAATAAGACACCAGCCGGAGCCTTCGGGCCCCGGCGGTGCCGCGTCAGTTCAACCGGTCAGCGCTTAGCTGGAGGCCGTTTCGAGAATCGAGAACGAATCCTCCCAGGCGGTCGGCACCTTGAAACCGACGCGCTCGCTGATGCGGAGGAGACTCCCCTCGGCCTGGAACGCGTTGTAGACGATGCCCCCGGAGCCATCCTGAATGACCGCCTCCTCAGAGACGTCCGCCGTCACGCCACGACGCTGGCCGAGCAAAGCCCGCTGCGGGTTGCCGAAGATCGCGAACGGCTCGCCAGCGGACACGTCGGTCGCGTCCGGCATCGCCTCGGACACCTCAATCGGATAGCCCAGCAGGCGGTCCGGCTCGCTCCCATCAATCGTTTCGTGAAAAATGCGGTTCCCGGCGCCGTCCTCGATCTTCGCCACGAGGGACTTGATCGTGTCGGACATGATCCAGCGGGCGTTCATCTTCCGTGCCTCCGAGAGGTCATCCCGCATCGCTCGGAGGTTGTCCTCCGTGACCGCGTCGGTGGCGGTCGTATTGCCCGTGTTAGCCGTGATGGTGTTGGCGCCCGACAGGTTCAGCAAGCCCGTGAACCCGCCGTACGTGCTGGTGCCGTCGCCCAGCAGTCCCGCTTTGTCCTCCTTCTCGGCAATGGACTCGGCAAACTGCTCCTGCACGGCCGGAAGCAGGCTGATCGCCATGTCCTCCTCCAGCTCGCGGGTCCAGGACGTGATGCCCTTGAGACCCTTGTTCACCAGCTCCTCCTCGCCGAGCTGCAGGTCGGACTCCTCAATGTTGGCGCCCTCGTCGGTCCAGTAGGCGACCACTTTGCCGAGGACGTTCTTGAGGTCAATGTCCTTGCTGGACATCGGCACCGTGCGGAAAAGACGCCGCACCAGGCCAAAGTCCTCCAGGATCACGAAGAGCTCTGCGAGGAACGGCTTCGGGAGCAGGTATCCCGCCGACGGCGTGTCAGTCGTCGACGTGGTCTGCAGGCGCTCTTCCACGTCGGTGAGCCGAAGAGCAGACACGTAGGCCGCGCGCTTCGACTCGCTCAGGTTCGCCTCGTCGAGGATCTCCACGGAACGCTCCAGCTCGTCGGCGATCTGGCGCCGTTCCATGTTGGCGACCTCCTGCCGGAACTCCCGCATCGTGTGCTCGGCTTCCTGTCTGGAGGTGGTCCCGATACCCTGCCGCGCTTCAAACTGCGCCGCACGGGCGTCGAAGTACCGGGCGGTGCGCCGCTTCCACGGCTCAATCACCGGGCCGATGACGCGGGTCCGGCCGCCGGCCTCTTCGCCGGCGTCGGGGTTGATTCGCTCCTCTTTGTCGGAGTCGGCCCGACGCTCGTCCTGAAGCCGCTCAATCGCGGCCTCAATCTCCTGATCAGACGGCTCGGGCTCCCCGTCAAGTTCGCGCTTGACCTCGTCAAGGGTCACGACCTCTTGGTCGCGTTCCTGCGTGTCGGAATCGTCTGTGTCGGTTTCCATAAGGGTCGGTGTTAGGCCATTCCAAGTTTGCGTTTGGCGATCTCTTCGGCCTTCTCGCGGCGCTTGCGGTCCCGCTCACGGAGAAGGCGCTCGGCGTCCTGCACTGTGAGGACGCGGGTCGGCTCAGTGGAGCCGGGTGCACCGCTGTCAGTGCCGTCGTCGGTGGCCTTACCCTCGGGGTCCTGATCGGCAGAGGCCGCGTCCGGCGTAGAGCGGGACGTGTCCTCGGACGAGTCGGGCGCCTCGGGGGCGACCTGGGATAGCTTGCGTTCGAGTCGTTCGAGTTTCTTTTCCAGACGCGACGCCGGGGTCCGGCTGGTTACGTCCGCTTCCGGGTTGCTCGCAATGGGGACAAAGCTCCACTCCCGCAGCATCCAGTCGGTGTAACGGTACACGCGCTCGCCGTTGCGCTCGGTGTACTCGCCGTCAATGGGCATGAAGCCGATGGAGGCCTGAGTGAGGAGACCTTTCTTCACCTTCCGGTACCAGCGCTCCACGAGCTCGTCCTCGTGGTCCCACGCGTCGTCGGAGACTTGCACCTGCAGGGCGTCCCCGCGGTACTGCGGGTCGGGAGACTCGCCCGCCAGCAGGTTCATGTCGTGATTGATGAAGAAATTCCGGCTGAACCGGCGGTTGCCGTGCTGCAGCCGCATCCCGCTCGGATCGACGATCGTGCCGTGTCCGTCCACCGCATCGGTGTTGATGATCACGGTGGTAGACTGCCCGTCGCTGGACCGCCGCACGTCGGCGTTGTAGGTCCGCCGCTGGTACTGGCCGAGCTGCGGGCCGCGCTCTTCTAGGCCCGCGTGGACGGCCGGGGCGGAGCGCTCTTCCGGGAAGTCGTCAATCACCGTGAGGTTATCGGCACGGTGCACCGTGATGGAGTCGGACTCCTCCCACCCGTCTTCGCCGGGCTCGTAGTGCTGGATGCGAAAGGCCGGGTTGTCCTCGCTGGCTTCTAGGGTCGTCTCGCCTTCGCCGGGCGTTTCGGACGTGACTTCGCCGCCGGTAGCGACGTCGATGATTTCGCCGTAGCGGATGGCGTTGTCTGGCCCCCACGTCACGAGCGTGCCCTCGTCCAAATCGGAGGGGTCAGCCCGCTCTTTCCGTTCGGCAGCCGCCCGTTCCATGTCGTCCGCATCACCGTCAACGGGAACCCACTGCTCTTCAACCTCCGTCCAGTCGTCTTTCTCTTCATACTCAATCTCGGGGGCGCCCGCCCCGCTGTCCATGTACGTCCACCCTGCGCGCCAATAGCGATCGGTGGCCCGGTTGACCGCAACCAGCCACCCACTCGCCTCCGTTTCGGTAGCAGTCACAAGGTGCAGCTCGGGCACGAGGTAGTCCTCGTCGGGCATCTCGTCGAAGCGTCGCCAGAACTGCCCGCTCACATCTTCGAGCATCTCCATGACGTCGATGCGGGTCTCTACGCCAGCATCTGGCAGCCGCTCGGCCCACCCCTCGCCTGCGTAATTGGCAAACGCCCGTAGCGGCAGCCCCTCGCCCCGGTCGTCTTCACTAGCCTCAAGGGCCGCGATCTGATCCTGCGCGTCCTCTTCGGAGGCGTGGCAGCCCATGACCTCTCCGTCGCTTTCTTTCACCACAGCGACCTCGTCATCGGCGCACTCGGCGTTGTCGTCGTCGATGCTGTACGGCATCGTAGGCGGAAGCTAATGCAAAAGAGAAAGGGCCGGCCTCCCCGCTACGCCGATATGGCGTAGTAGGGAAACCGGCCCTCGCAATAGGACAGGCGCGCCTTTCGGGCGCGAATCGGAAAATGTCAGGTGCTCACAATGTATACACGGGGCGGTGGGGCGTCAAGTTTCACGGGTCACCCGTCGCGCCAAAGGTTATTCCATTCCGTGTCTACGTGGTGCAAAATAGTATCGACGGTTTCAGATGTGAGGCTTGAGGGCATTGGGACCGCAAGGTATCGGACGTCGTCCTCAACGATCATGACGGACACATCTGCCTCAAACACGTCAGAATCGTCTTCGAATCTTGGGGTCTCGCCCGTCCGGGCCTCAACCGACTCAACAAGACGGTCAAAGCAACTCATTACGACGGCTCGGTCAGTGCACGGATCTCAGCGGAACGCAGGAGCTCAGGGTCCACGTCGGCGGTGCGGCGCATGATGGAAGCGTGCTCATCTGCCCACCCGTTCGGTGATCGACAGCGGCAGTTGCACCGAGCAAGGGCGCGCTCAAGGCGAGAAGTTAAAAGGGTCAAGTCATCCATCACGCGCTCAGCTCCTGATCTATGAACTGAACGAATTGGACGGTCCCGCGCTCAATGCCACTACTTTCCAGCACCAGCCATCCAAGAATACGAGTTTCAGAGTTGGGCTCAGGAAGCGGCTCATCCATACCCCTGAGGTCAGAGCGCGGGTCTTTCTCGACCATGTGCAAATACTGCTCGGCCCAACCCTTGACCTCCTCCACCGTATCGGGGTGCATCGCCACCGCATCGGCGTCGGGGTGCTCGTGTCGGCTTGAGCGAATGACCTGCACCACGTGTGGCTGACCCTTTATCATATCAGTTCCACCCCTCAAGTTGCATCATGTCCTCGCCCGGCCCCTCGAAGTAAAAACAGCGCCCGCCCGCCTTCTCGTAGCACCACTGGACGCGGTATTCGTCGCCGTAATAGGACTGGTTGCTCGTATACGGACGCCCGAGCACCATCTTCACCTCGTTCATGAACATCCCGAGCACGACTGCGTCCTGGCGGAGTGCCTTCTCAATCCGCGGCGGCCGGTCGTTCTCCTCGATGTACGCCTCCTTCTCCTTGCGGGTCGCGTCGGATACCACGCACCCAGCAAGCAGCACGCCGGCGAAAAGAGCGGTCAGGTAGCGCATGGTTAGGAGGGGGCTGGTTCGAAGGCGTCGACGTAGATGCGGCCATCGGCGGACCGCCGGAGATGAATGATACGGCGGTCGTCGTCGCCAAGTAATACACGGTCAGCCTCCTCCATCAGTTCCCGGCGGGCGTCGCCCTCAGTAGACCTCTGGCGGGTGTCGGTATCGGACATTTTGCGTGCGAATGTTATTCAGTATTGCGATCCAGTAGCGGCCGCCTTGAGCAGCGGCAGTTGACGACATTCGACGCCCGCCCCTCCGGGTCGCCAGGGTGCATCATTTCCTCCTTCGGGTGGTCGAAGGTGCGCCGGACGTCAAACGGCTGCCCCAGGTCGCGGCGCTGGCCGTCGGCCTCAAAGTGCCCCTCCGATACCCGCTGATCTCGCTGGGAAAGCCACGAGGACGCCTCCACGCCCTGCGACCGCCACGCCCGGTCCTGCGCTGTCTCGAAGGCGGTTGTTGCTGAAGTGGCAGCCACGCGGCGGGCTCTCGACTGCGTGACGCTGCCGGGTTGGTTCGGCCCGCCCGTGCCAGACGCCATTCGCTCCATGCGCTCCCGGATGTCGCGGGCGATGTCTTCGACGGATTTGTCTGCGTCGGCCTGTCCCTCAGTGATGGTGCGGTTGATGATGGCGCGGGTGTTTTCGGGGACGCGCCGCATCTGGCTGTTCAGGCGCTCTAGGGCCCGCTGCACCCATGGCTGTTCGGGGTCGTAGGTCGCGTCGTTGTTGATGCGGAGCTGGCCGGTCTCCCAGCCTATACGGAGCACCTCCGCCATCAGGTCAGACGTGCTTCCGAGCGTTTCCTCAATCGCCTGCTCCAAGTCAAAAACAGCGTCTACGGTAAGCACCTCATCCGCCCGGCTCACGAACGAGCCTTGCTGGATGCGACCTTCAATGCGGTCGGCTTGGTCCAAAAACGTATTCCGTACGGCGCGCCGCATCCTGTCTTCGACCGACCGCTTGGCCCCGTCGATTTGCTCCCATTCCTCCTGGAGCTCCTCCTCAGAGAGGGTGCGCTCGGCCCGCACCTGCCCGAAGTAGCGCAGGGCCTCCGTCTGCTGGCGTGTGAGGGCCACCCCGTCGCCACGGGAGCGGCCTACAGAAAATCCGGCGGCGCACTGGCCTCGCCGTCGCCTTCTGCCGAGGACCCCGAGATTTTCTTGAGCGTCGACGGGAGCCGAGGCGTCTCTAGGTCCTCGGCGTACTCGTCGGGCACATCTTCGCCCTGTTCACGCATCACCTGCGCCGGCGGCACCCCGCGGCGGACACGCTGCTCGTTGATGGTCTCCTGCTCCTCCCGGTCGACGGGCGTCACGTCGGGGGCCTGCACCCGGAGGACGCCCGGGTCAGCGCCGAACGACGCCTCAAAGGCCTTCGTCATCTGGCTGGACACGTGCACCGCCCGCGGCTGGATCGTGTACTTCGCGAACGTCCAGTGCGCCGCCTCGCCGGTCGACCGGTTCGAGGACTCCGATTTAAAAAGAGCCTGCGGTACCCCGCAAATGGTGAAGAGACGCCGCTCGTTCATCTGGCGGGATTCGAGCATTTGCAGATCGTCCGGGCTGAGCGCAACCGTCTCCATGCTACCGCCGTTGCCGAGGGCGGGCACCTTGTTTGCCCGCTCGCCCATGAACCGCTGTTGCACTTTGTCGGCGGCTTCCTGGTTGGTGTTCACGTTGACGTCGTTGTCGAAGGATAGATACACGTTCGGCGGGCGCCCGTCCTCAAGAAAATCTTGCTCGTATTTGTTGTGGTGCAGCTCCCGGCTCAGTTCGTAGACACCGCGCTCCAAGAGCGACATTGTTTCTCCTGCCCGCACCGGGTCGTCAAGGGAGATGCGAATGATGTCGCGCGCCTCGTAAGAGATCCGCTCCCCGCCGCGGTAGTATACCCATCCGCTCACCTGGCCCTTGTCGCCGAGCTGGGGCCGCACGTCCCCCCACTCCGGATAGATGGGCCAGAGCGCCATCGGCGTCCCGGCCGGGTCGTCCTCAACGAGCAGGTGCGCCGCCCCCTGTAGGTCGACCACGCGGCTCACCCAATGCCAGAACAGGTACGCCGCCGTGTCAGGATTGGGTCGGCGGATGAGGCGGAGCCACGGGTGGCCGTCCTCGACCGCTTCGTACTCTCCGCCTTGAACCCGCTCGACTTGGAACCCGCTCTGTCCCTGTTCCCCGACGATGGCCCGAGCGGTGGCGCCCGCTCGTATGTTCACCAGCTTCGCGAACAGCGAGACGTTGTGCTTTCGGATGTCCTGATCGGTCGGCTTGTCCCGGTCCACCAGGCCAGTGAATGCGCTGGCGCTCGCCTCTGACGTCGGGATCACCTGCGGGTCGTCGGCGCGCTGCACACTGCCGCCCTCTTGAAAGCGGCCACTAAAGATGCGGTCGATGAAGTCCAGAAATGCACCCATCACAATTTGCTGTTATCCAAAGAGGGCGTCGGTGTCGTACTCGGCGTAACTCGGGCCGGTCGTGTAGTGCTGGTGCGCCGCGTACCGCACAGCGTCTGGCGCGTGGTCGTCGGCGTCTACTGGTTCATCGGTCGGGTCACCATTTTGCCGCGTCTGCCACCGATAAGTGCGGTGTTCGCGTCGGGCCGTATCGCCTTCAGGGCCGCCAATGCGGAGCGCGTGCTGTTTCACGTAGTCGATGCCCGTCTTGACACTGCCCTTCCCCTTCTTGGCGGGGTGGGCGTTGTACCCGGCCCGCTGTAGCTGTTCAATGCGGTCGGGTTCGGCACTGTCGCAGATGATTGGGGTCGACTTGGACACGCCCAACTTATCCATGCGGGCGGTCAAGTCCGACGTGGTGAGGTGCGACTCGTGCAGCACACACCACACGTCTAGCGTCGGCTTTGGCGCCGTGTCTTGGCGGCTCACCCCACAAAGGACCATCGGGTCGTTGTACCCGAAGTCGAGCCCGTACACGTCAATATCCGGCCGCTCTTCTAGCGCCTCAACGTCCCGGTAAATGCTGGTAGCCGGGCGGGCACGCTCACCGAGGCCGTAGACTTTCCATGCCCACGGGTCGGTGTGTTTCAGCGACTCAATTTCACGCCGCTGCTGGTCGGGCAGAAACGGATTGTCTTCGTAGGTCGACGTGTGCCACCGCGCATCTTCGTTGCCTTCGTAGCGGTCAACAATCCAGTGCTCGGCGTTGTGCGACGGGTTGAAGTCGAGCATGATGCGCCCCTCCGTCCGCAGCACGAGTTGGCGCCATGCATCAAGCGGGATTTCGTTCGCCTCGTTGCCCCATAAGTGATCCCTACTCCTACCCCTCACTTTTTGCTCGTCATCGGTTGGAAAATAGTCAATCTCCCCTCCGCCGGGGATGTCGATCTTCTTATCCGTCTGGTGATGCCGTGCGGGGTCGTAAAGCACCATGCGCTCCAAGACCTCCACCATGTCCTCCAATACCGATGCCTTCAGAGCGGGCAGCGTCTTCCGCACGATGGACAGTCGTTCGTCATGCTTGGCAAGGTAGGTCGCCCAGGCGATGCAGGCGTTGTACGTCTTCCCTGAGCGAGTACCGCCGCGGTGGATAAGCACACGGGGACCGTCCGGCTCGGTGAGCCAATTCCGCGTCTCCGAAAAGATCCACGTGGCATCAATCTGCTGCATCTTCGTTGGGGTCGGTCGGGGTGTTGACGACATTGATTTGCAGGGCGCCGCCCCCTTGTCCCGTATGTTCCAGAGTGGTCTCGTTGGTGTACTTACCCCCGCTTTCTTTCGCGGCCTGCTCCAAAGCTTCCATCTTCTCCTCCCGCGTCGCATCGTCGCTCTGAACGATGTCTTGCAGCTGCCGAAGCCGCCAAAGTTTGTTTGCGATCGCCACTCGGCGCTCGTTGCTCAAATACTCGTCTCGGGTCTCCTGGAACAGCGACTCCCACTTTTCCGCGACGCGGTCGCTGCGGTTCGGGTCGTAGTGCTCAACCTGTTGGCGCGTAACGTCTTTGCCGAACTCTTGCGAGGCAGCACCAGCCACGTCCGCGGGCGTTTCGTAGCACGCCAGGCGCTGGACGATCCATTCCCGCTCTGTATCTTTAAGTGCTGCCATATCGCAAAACCAAGCAAAACAAAAACTACCACTCCAGCCCAACGCTCACACCCACCTGGAACGCCGGCCCCGCCCCCTGCGTCGTCCAAGCCTGCCCGGCCGCCCCATGTATCTGCGTGTCGATCGTCAGGCTCCAGAATTCAAGCCGCCCCAGATCGCGCGTATACCGCGCGCCGGTCAGGGCGTAGGCCGTGCGGGGAAGCGTGCCCGCCTCGACGAACGCCGACAAACGGTTGGCCGGCCGCTCGATGTCCCACGTCCACGTGCTCATGGCCCCCGTCTCGGGGTCAAGGGTAGATGTCGACACCTTGTGTCTCTCGACGGAGACTATCGGACGCCCGCTCGTCGTCGGTATAATGTCGTAGCTTAGGCCAGACAGAGGTAAGCGCCCCTGGAGGTCTTGTCTGGGCAGCGTCTTCGTCGTATCCCTCATCTGCCCGCCTCTTTGCGTCAGCGACCTTGATGAATCGCGGCCAGCTAGCCATGTCGGTATCTGTATGCAATTCTGAGCGATCGTGTCTGGAACTTTGTACTGCGTCAGCACGTCGGGGGTCGTCGCATCGGGAAGGTCGCCCTCCGTGCCCTTGCGCCCCACCTGTACCGTGTCGGTCTCTGTCGTATCCTCTGGCGTCGTCGCGTCCTTGAGCCACCATCCACCACCAAATGACACACCCACCAGCACAGCCGCCGCAACGAGCGCGCCTGTCGGAACGGTCGGCATGTGCTCGGCGGTGGTCATTGCCAGCGGATGTATGCAATTCGTATTTTTTGCCCCCGCGCACGTGCCCATACGGCGCCGCCCGTGGAATCAAGCACGAGCGTCACACTATCAATATCGGAGCGGGTTGTAGTCATACTAAATGCCCCTTCCCTGTCCTTCGAAACCACAGAGATTTTTGGGGTCCAGCCGAGCCGGGTCGTAGTCGTGCCCCTTTCCCCCGTCAAAAGCAAACGACATCGTCGCCGCAGCTGGGTCGTACTCAAGGTCGACCTCCATCTCACTTTGCTTGTAGGTGAGCACATCCCCGTCCCAGTAGCTCACTGCCCACCCCGTCGGCTGGCATTGTTCACCGCCGTTGCGCACCCCGTACACGTTGAGCCCAACAGCGCCGCTCGCGGCACGCTTGACGACAATGTACGTCGTGCGCTTCTTGCGTTGGTCGGTCGCCGCAAAGTCATGCTTCCACACGCCCTGCATCTCTTCCATCGTAGGCTCGCGCGGCTCCGGGTCGGTCGTAGTGGTCTCCGTCGTCTCAGTGGACGAGGTGCACCCGGCGAGAAGGGCACAAAGCAGAAGGCAGGCGAGTCCAGCAGCTTTAGTACGGGTCATGTGAAATCGAAACCTGTCTTGTGGGAAAGCTTTTCGGCGGTCGGTGGGTCGGCAGTGAGTTTCTGCCCCCGGAACCAACACACGCTGTTGCGCTCGTTGCTGCAATCCGGCCAGATCCGCACCGGCTCGATCAAGTGCTCCCAGCCGCCCGGATCGTAGTGCGCTAAAATGAGCCCTTGCTGCCAATTTTGACGGTCCTTTGTCCCTGGCACACCTCCGTCAACCCGACAGAGGCAGCCACCGCTTGCGGCGCAAAGCTCTCGGCGCTCTTGCCCCTTCCATTGAGTTTTCCAGGCGAGCTCGTGCCGGTGGATATGCCCGAAGATACGGGAGTAGTCTGAGGTCTCGTATTTGAGCAGGTAACGAGTCGTCGCTCCGCTATCGCTTTTTGCTGTATCTCCATGAGCAATCGCAAGTCCGCCATTGAGTAAAAGCTCGTTGTCAGGGTATCCGCCGTGCCACCCAATACCAGCACCCGAAAGATTCAGTAACGCAGGCACGCTCATCGCCGGCGGGCCGCCATTCATTTGTGCCTCTGCCTCCTTCAGTTGGTACACCTCGCGGGCGTCTTCAAGCAACTTTTCATTAAGGCGCTCATCGTGATTCCCCTCTAGTATGTGGAATTCCTCCGGTTGTGCTGCGCTGCCGAGCCGTGCGTTGTCGTAGGCAGCTTCGCAAATGGCTGGCTGTAGTGATCTCTTGAGGTCGGGCGTCCCGACGTAGCTACTCACCCCCGCAAAGTCCAGCACGTCCCCCACGTCGACGACGACCTCCGGTTGGGCCAGCGCGGCCACCTGTACCGCTAAGTCAATCGCTTCCCGGTCATGGATCGTCTCGTACGTCCAGCTTTGCTCGTCCCGGCGGTGCCCCGTCTGTCGGTCCATCACAATCAGTGCGGTTTTCCACCCGTCCGGGCGTCGGCTGGGCATCGGATCGACGCCCGGTGCGTCCGGCGCGTCCACGTTGACCGGCTGCACTCGCTCGTACTTCGGTTCGCGCTCCTTTTTTGTGAGTTGGGCCTTTGCTTGGTACTTGTTCACGTACACCACGTTATCCTCTGGCCCTCTCATCACAGTGGGGTACTCGTTGAGGTCTAGCTTTTCGACCTCCCAGTCGTCAAGGTCTTCCCCGTGAGCGTCCATTAGCCCCTCCAGCCCCTTGATAGGCTCGCCGTGCGGATACTTGATGCTCAAATCCGCCACATTGCCCTCCACCTCCGCTGAGTCGGCGGCATTCATGGCGTGGGCTACCCCATCCACGTAAAAGGCAATCAGCGCCTCTACATTTTCATGCGCCCGGATCAGGCGGTGCGCATTCTCCCCCGCCGTCTTCGGAAAGCCCTCCTCTTCAGCAATATCTGCAAAAGCCGCGCGCGTCACCTTGCCTGCGTGCACGTCCCGAATTAGGACCGGATCGCACTCGCCGATAAAGGTGATGGCGGACTTCATTTAGGCGTTCATTTTTATTGGACAGCGCGAAGGATTGGACGCTACGACACCTTATTCCAGAGCCAACGCCCCGCCTCAATCACGGTCGATGCCACGCCGCTTACCAGGATCGCAGCAGCCGCGTAGTGAATCACGTCCGGGTCGGCGTACGCGTAGGGCACCGCTAGCACGGCGGCGGCCCCGGCGAGGACGCTAGGGCTGTGCCGTTTCGCGGCAAGTGCCTTCCAGTCTTTCATGGTTGTTGTTCAGTCTGTTCGTCGGTAATCATGCGATATAACCTCAGCAGCGTAACGGCCGCCCCGGCCAGCGCCCCCACCGCAACCGCAACGTCTGCGGCCATTGACGCGGCATCAAGGTGCAACTGAGAGATTGCCCACACCATGCCCCACACCGGCCACGCAAGCAAGTCTAAAATCGTGTGTCCAGTACGGGGCGGGCGGTGCTCGCTCATCACACTGCGTGAGTCTGTACGTACTGATGGATACCGCGCACGTACGCCCGCCGCAGGTCGCCCTTCCGCTCCTGTGCTGTCTGTAAGTCGCTGCCGTTATCGATAAAGAACGGCTCCGCAATGACGCAGGCCATCGACGTGTGACCCAACAGATGCCCACCGCGGTCGCCAAAGCGTCGCGGTTTGGTGCCCCGATCGGGCAGGCCCAGCGCTTCCAGAAACTGCGCCTGGAGCTCGGCAGCAAGACGGCGCCCCTCGGCTGACGTGTGCCAGTGCAGCACCTCGGTCCCGCTTGCCGGGCCGGGTCCCGCGTTGGCGTGCATCGATACAGCCATGTCGGCACCGGTCGCGTTGACTTGCTCCGGTAGACGCTCATAGGTGTCGCGCTCGATCACCTGCGCGTCAATGCCCAGATCTGCCTCAATGCCGGCAGCGAGCGGGGCGTTGAACGGGTACTCGCAAACCCCCGCCTCGTCATTGCACGCGCCGGGGCTGCTTGGCGTGTGCCCAATAATGAGGGCGACTTTTGGCATACAGCACTACATCGTATGAGTGTGCTTACTTATAGTATATATGTACTGAATAGAGACGTGATCCACAAACAAAAAAGCCTCACCCCGTCAAGGGTGAGGCGTGATATACTGGGATGCGCTTTTACCCTACTCCGGGCCGTACTCCCCCGCCTCATCCTCGTGCACAGGATAGCGGACGCTCTTGCTGATGCGGATGCCGACGAGCTTGAGCACCCGTGCCAACGTCTTGAAGTCGCGCGGCTGCGGGCGTTGAAGTGCTCGGCTCACACCTGGACGGCTGATGTCCAATTCCTCGGCTACGTCCTTGTATGTGCGATCCCCGAGGCGATCCTGGGCAATTTTGGCGAGGTCCGTGAGGGAGTAGCAGGGCAACCCTTTTGGCTCCAAGGGTGTAATGTATCGTGTGTTAGGCATGTCGGTATAGGGGCGTGTCGTTGAAAGCGACAATGAGCGCCCCGCTCCCGGCTCGTGCCGGGGCGGATCTAAGCTACGACTAAAATCTCTTTCTCGTACCCATTTCCACGCCGCTTCTCGTAAAGGATTACTGGGTTTTCTGTCTCATACGGCTTGGAATCTTGTATCAGCTCGCGCCCACGCTCTTTGGCGCGGGCGATCAGTGCTTCTGTCCCAGCACGATCAACTGTGCTGGAGTAGTCCTCTTCCTCACGAAGAAGATCCTTGTGGTCTTCAGAAACTTGAAGAACCGAATACGCACCAGAGGGATGGCCGCCTTTGCTGTTTTTGAGTGTAATCATGTCTCTCTTGTCATTTGTGAGTGTGACTGAAAATACCAATGCTCAGACAGTTTAGTGAGATGCTCAGCTCGACTTACTACGAGCGCTTCAACGCCACTAGCGATTCAAGTCGCTGGTAGTCCAAGTCAAGCACCTCAGCAGCTTCCGCTACCCAAGTGTGCTCAATCATCTTCGGATCATCTTTGCAGATGTGAGCCGTCCGCTTGAGGATCTTATCCTCTTTCGGAGCCGGGATTGTCGTTCCGGTCATTTCCCGAATTGCAGGCACAACATTTTCGTGCCAGTCGTCCGCAATCTCAGACTTCGGAACGTACCGCGTCATAGCTTCGCTGTAGCTTTTTCCAACTGCCTTGAACTTGGAGGAGTACATAGCGATTTTGTCTTATTGTGAGTGTGAGTGAAAGCGACAATGAGCGCCCCGCTCCCAGATCGTGCCGGGGCGGGGCGTTTATCTTCTTACTTGCTCATGTCTCCGGTCGTAATTCGCATTTCTGAACCAGACCCCTTGCGCCATCCCTGCTCCTCAAGATTGCTGCGCATCTCTCGCGCGGCATCGGGATCATTTGAGTCAGATACGGGGATCTCAAGAACCGCCGCCACGTCTTTCGATTGACGGCTGAAGCTCGGGCCTCGGCGTGCGCTGATCTCCCATCCCTGGTCGGTGAACGATACGATGCAGTGCGTTGCGTCGTAGCTGTACCCACCCTTGCTTTTCCCGTTTGGATAGAGGCGAACGTACGCGCTATCAACGAGGGCGTGGTCCGCGTACTTGCGAACAACCTGTAGAGAGGCGTAGGCACGCTCAAACTGCCAATCGTCAAGGAGGCGTTTACGGCAACTTGACTGCACCGATTCAACCTCTTCACGTATCTCTCTTGCAGAAGGAATCGAGCGAGAGTGAGTGATTGTCAGGTCGTCAGTCATGGGTCTGCTTTGTCGTTGTCATTGGGGGTGAGTGAGTGATGCGGTGTCTACCAAAGCCAATTTACCTGAAAGATCTCGCCATCAATCTCAACGGTGTGCCCAAAGTATCCGGACTCACCGTTTTCGAGTTCACGCTCCGGCAGAAGCTGAACCGCGTATGCACTGGGACGCTCCGACTCGCCAGGAATGCCAGTATCTCGGCCATCAATCTCAAACTCAACGTCGGAGTCGTGCCGAAACGTCCGATTGTCGTGACCGAAAGCATCGTTGAGAGCGGATTCGGCTTTCTGATTGAAATTTTCCATTGTCCCGTGTCGGTCTGTTGTGGAAACGAGTGATGCGGTGCATATTACCGACCTTGCCCGTTTTCGGTGATCTCGCGCTTGTACTCGTACGCAAGCTTGCACTGGCGATACGGCTTGTCCATCAGTTCGCGGGTACGCTCATCCACCGCCTCCCAATCATCTTCGTCAGTGCTCAACGACTGCATCGGGTCGTCGTAATCCGAGGGCTGTTCCAGAATTTCTTCTTGCGCTTGTGTGTATGCCTCGTTGTAGGCTTCAGCGTCCTCGTTAAGCTTGTCGGCTGTAATGTTCATAGGTCTGTGTGCTTTGTCGTTGGAAGCGAGTGAATGCGGTGGCTACCGCGACCGGGCAGCGCCCCCGGTTTCGCCCGCGGCCAGCGGGCTCGTCAGGCGGCTACTTGCGGGACTCAAGCTCATCACGCACATCATCCCAAACATCACTCCAGCGGTCAGTGTGCTTCCAATCGCTTGTTGCCTCACGGGCGTTAGCATTGGCACCATCTTCCCAGAAGTCGAGAGCCTTGTCGGTACTGTTGAGCCCGCCAGCTGTCAAAAACTCAACTGCGGACGCAATAGCAGCTTCACGAGGCGTGTCATAAACGGTGTTAGCAAATCGGGTGTCTTCTCGGTCAGTCATGGGTCTGTGTGGTCTGTCGTTGGAAGCGAGCGTGTTAGGACGTCCCCTCTCTCCCTCGATGCACCCTTTACACGTAACCAATTAGGTTACGTTCCCAAGAACACAAGTCTTTACATTCTTTCACATTACGGCTGCACTGCGTTCCAGAGACGTTCCAGACCGCGCGCGTTCCAGTCATTTTCCACCGCAAATGTCCACGACTGACGACACACGTGGACATCACAGCCCAAAAGAAAACGCCGATCATGGCCGTAGAAGCCAGAATCGGCGTTTTGAGCGTGTCGGGACAGCCGGATTCGAACCGGCGACCCCCGCTCCCCCAGAGCAGCAACGCCGTTTTGCGTAACACATTGATCCTCAGTTATTTAGCTGATGCCCACGTAAGGGGCGCGTTCCAGTCACGTTCCAGGGCGCCCCGCTGAGGCGGCTGTTTCGAATCGTTTAGCCAAGTCATCCGGCACCATGCGGTCGTAAATTTCCGTCGTGCGCACGCTGGTATGGCGTAGCAAATCACGAATGTCGGCAAGGCTCATGCCCTGCCGGCGCCAGTAAATCGCACACGAGTGACGCAGGGAGTGCAAACGCAGGCGATCGACCCGCTCAGGGTCGCTAATCTGCTCACAGGCACGCACAGCATCCTTGAACGCGTTGGTCAAGCGCTTGCCCCTCTTGTAACCGAACACCCGACCGTTGCTCGCCGATTCTAAAAATGGGCGAATGACGGTCCGTGCCGGTGGCGGGACGGGAATCGTCGTCGGCCGCTTGCCCTTCTGCGAGGAGCCGAGGCGCAGCATCCAGTCGGACGTGTCGATGTCTTGGGCACGCAGGCCGACGAGCTCCCCGCGTCGGAGCCCCGTGTAGAACGCGAAGCGAAAAATCTCCGTCATATCCGCGCGCTGAAACGCCGTCTTGCGGGGGACGTGCTTCCGCGCGGCCTTCTCTTCCATCAGGTCGCAGTGGGCCGTACAGATCGCGTACAGCTCGTCCTCGGTGATGTACGCGGGGTCTGGCATGTCGCGCTTTAGCGGGGCAACCGGATCGGGCGCGTCGTGCCCTTGAGAGCGAGCCCACGATGTGAATGCATTGATGTGGGTGCGGTAGCCCTTGCGCGTGGCGAGCGCGATGTCCTCTCTATGTACGTACGCGCGGGCGTCTTGGTGCGAGACGTCGGAGATGAGCGTGTGCGGGCCAACGCGGGCGGCCCAATCGCGGAGCACAGCCTCCTTCCCCCTGCGCGTCGCTTCGGTCCATCCACCTTGTTGCCCGCGGCGCCCCGCCTCCACCTGCGCGGTAATGTACTCATCAAGCACCTCCGACAGGGTCGGCTCTGGGCCGGTGTCGTGCGGAGTGTCATCGGTCCAGGGGTCATACTCCCCTTTCTCGTACAGGACCTCCAATTCCCGCTTGTAGGCCTTGATGTCGCTTTTACTCCACGCGTCGGCAGAGAAGGTGTCGACCGTCTCACGTCGTCCTTGCTGTGTCCAGCGAATATGCCAGCGATCGCCCTTGCGTCGTAGGGATGCCATAGCTGCGTACTGCTGTAAAGATACACCCTGTACAAACGCGTCAAGGGCTTTCCTTGGCGTAGCGACGCACGCGGCCCACGATCTTGAAATGGACCACATCGCCCCAGTCGTTGACGAGATCCCCCTCGTCATTGAGCACGAGGTGGTAGGGGTCCTCGCGTAGGTGGGTCTCGATCTCCCACCGCACCGATGAGAGACGGCGCAGCTTGACCGGCTCGACAGCCCCATCACGTTCGATCTGCACGAGGTAGTAGCCAGCGCCCTCATACTCGACACTAGGGTCATACTCGACGTACGATCCGCGCGCGATCTCTTTGTGCAGAGAGCCGGACTTGTTCAGAAAGCTTCGTACGCGGTCGAGTTCGTCTTCATCATAGGACTCCCTGACCTCAACCTTATCTAATACTCGCTTGGGACGTTCTGCATTGTCGAGAGGCATAAAGTACGCGATGTCTTGAGAGTGAGATTCCCCATCTCCCCCACCGCCTTCAACTTGGTAATACCCGGCATGTTCACACATTTTTGTCCACAAAGATAGAGGGATTTCTCTGTCTTTACCCCTCAGATAGTGCCAGACTGACTTCTTACTTATATTAAACTCTTCGCCGATCTCCTCTTGGGTGTACCCTTGGGAGGATAAGCGCTGATACACCTTCTCTCTATGGGCTTCACTGTCATCAGGGACATACATAGGCAAGACTACTCTCGTGCAAGATAAATGAAATGAAACGCTCTCGTCGCACACATGTACACAGGGTGTGCTCAAGACAGGTGATCTAGTACCCTATAGTACACCCTGTGTTTCAGAAATACGTAAAATTGCTCAAACCCCTCTTGCTACCTTATGGATGAAACCGATGTCGACGACTCTTACGACACGCGACGCCGCACGCTGCACAGCTGGATCAAGTCGTCGGGTCGCACTATAAAGGCCTTTGCAGAGCATACAGACCGATCTTATAACTATGTCGTAAATGTGCTGACCGGTCTTCCTGGGAACCGCTCCCGCGCACTCCTCGACGACCTAGAGGACTTTCTGCAGTAGCGCACCCTTTAGCATAATGTGAAGATAGTACAAATGTGCCACAAAATGTACAGGGTGTGGAACGCTTGTGCTTCCGTAGTATATACGGTAATGCACAATCGGGACCGGCATCCCATCGACACAGACACGCCCTTGCCCGGGCGGCTCACGGGATGCCGGTCCTACTGAGCCGCTCGGGCTTTTCTGTTTCACCTTGACTGGAAGCGCTATGACCGCATCGCAGGCTGGACTACAAGGCCTCGTCAGCGTGCAGGAGCTCGCTGCCTGGTGCTCCGTCTCCGAGAAGACGATTCGGCGTCGGCGGCGCGCAGCAGGCATTCCGTGGCGATCCATTCACGGCGACCGCTGGACGGAAGGCGACGGCCCGAAACGGATTGCGATGCGCGAATGGCACGAGCGGTCGGAGCTAGATACGCGGTCGGTCAAGGCCTGACTGTTCGCCCGCCTCGGAGGCGATACGTGTCCGGGCGATGCGCGCGTTAGTAGAGGCAGGTCCGCGGCACCTGTGCGCACAACGCCGCATCCTGGCCAAGTGGCGGAATTGGTAGACGCTAGGATACACGAATCCGAGCCCCGTGAGACTAGAAGCGGCTGATGCAAAATGCCACTCTTAAGCGGGACGTGCCGGTTCGAGCCCGGCCTTGGTCACGACACTCGCACTCTTTTACACAGCCAAGCGCCCTAGCGGGGCAAAAGAAATGCCCCGCCCGGTAGCAGCCGGACGAGGCGCACGATGAACACACTATGCCATATCCACCAGCAACCGATGACGTTCCCGACACCACACCTATGGGCAGCCGCTTCGTGATGTATCGCGGAGAGCCGCGCTGTGTCGGTCTTCAGCGACGCAAGCAAGGCCAGACTCACCGGACGTTCCGCGTTCTCTATGACACCAACGGCGTCGCCGACATCATGCGCCGCAAGGAGTGGAAGCGCGCACTGGCGGCCGGGGACATTCGCCGCATCGCCCCGGCCGACGGGACGCTGGAAGCGCTCTCTCGGTGTATCGGAGAGGTGCCAGACGATTTGAAAGGCGAGCGTGGGGTAAAGGCGCTCACACCTCAGGAGGCGCTCGGAAAGGCGCTCGCGCATTTGCGGATGCGGTCCATCGCCGAGAAAAATGGGATCAACCCCGACTCTGCAAACGCAGAGGTGGTGCGATCATGACCCTCGACGAACTCGCCTCTAACGCTGAAGCTCGCGTCGCCGCGACTGGCCGACGTGCTCATCATCCACGCGTGCTGCGCCAGACATGCCACGTCGAGCGCTATACGCTGGTACACGCACTGACCGCACAGCCAGCACGGCGGCGGTACCGCACCCTTTACGACGTCACGCCAACCCGACACGCCATTGAGGTGACCAAAGATGTTTGATTTGACCCCCGAGCAGTGGGTCCTCCTACTCATAACCCTTCCAATTTCTTTGAGCGGCGCGGTGGCCTGGATCTCCGATCTGTGCTACCAGCGCAGCCGCGCCGATACGCTCTCGTCGATCCACTGGCTGGACCGGCGTGAGATCTGGGACGACCCACCGGACGCGACTGATCCGAACGAAATCAAAACAAGCACTCACAACCGACGAAATTAAAACCATGCCACAAGCAAAACCTCGTGCCCGAACAGGCACCTCCCTCTCTCCCCTTGACCGACTGATCCAGAACGCCGACGAAAACGGACCTTTGATCCAATACGGCGAAGACTGGGGCATCGTCTACGCCGCCTACCAAGACAAGCCCCCTGACTCTATAGAGTCAGGGAAGATCCTAGTGTATTGCGCCCACGCCAGTGATGGAACGCAGATTCCCGGATCAACGGGGTACGGCATTCGTCGGCGCGAACTCCCCTACCACGCCATCGAGCGCCAATCACAAATCCCTGTCCTCGTCCGCCGCCTCTACTGGCGTCACATCTGGAGTGGCGACGCGATTACGCCGCTCGACCGGGTGCAACACAAGATCCACCAGCAGACTAAAGAAAAGGTCAAAGAGGACTGGCAGGACGCTCAGAGACGCCACGTGCGCCGCTCCAACCGCGCGGCCGACCGGCGTGGGGAGCACATGATGAACGACAACGGACAGGCGATACTTGCCTAAGTGACCCTGATGAGCCGCGAACGGCGAAACGCCCTGCATGACAGTGCAGGGCGTCGGTCACCACTGCACTCACAGACACGCACACACGACATGGAAGATCCAGACCTCAAGACTGTCCGCGGGCCAGAGAAGCGACCGTGGGTAGAGATTTCGGAAGACCTCCACAAGCCCGTTCCTCAATCCAAGATCGACACGAAGCGCAAGGGGGGCACCGAGCTGGAGTTCATCCCCTGGTACATCGCCAACCGGCTACTCCACTACTACACCAACGGCTACTGGCACTATAAGATCGCCTCACGCGAGGTCGTGCAGGACCGGCTGTGCCTCACCGTTGAAATCGTGATTGAGTCCCAGCAGGGCAAGCATGTCCGGCAGGCGACCGGATCGGAGACGCTGGATACCGACTCGTACGGAGACTTTCAGAGCAATGCGGAGTCGATGGCGTTCCGCCGTGCCGCCGCGCGGTTCGGGCTTGGGTTGCACCTCTACAACAAGTAATCCCCTCCCCCACGCTGGCACTTCGGCGGCTCAGGCCCGCCGGTGGGGGCGACTCACTATCCATCACAATAGCACAGCACAATGGCACGAGGCGTCAACAAAGTTACATTGATCGGCAATATCGGAGAAGACCCTGAACTACGCTATACCGGAGATGGCACTGCCGTCTGCAACATGCGACTCGCTACGAACGAGTCTTATACCAACGCGGACGGTGAGGAGGTGCAGAAAACGGAGTGGCACAACATTGTAGCATGGGCCCGGCTCGGTGAAATCTGCAACGAGTACTTGGGAAAGGGATCACAGGTCTATTTTGAAGGCAAGCTCCAAACGCGCCAGTGGGAAGACCGGGACGGCAACACACGCTACACCACGGAGGTCAAGGCGCAAGAGATGATGTTCTTAGACTCGAACCGGGACATGGAGCCTGACTCGGGGGCATCCCCACGTGATACCGATGGCGGACGCACTGACCCGCGTGCGCACGGGACTTCTACCGTCGACGACAACACCGAGAACGACCCGGCGGAAGGCGACACGTTCGAGCCCGATGACGAGCTCCCCTTTTGATCATGAGCAACCTTAGCGACACCACATGCTGGCCCACCTTCGACCCATGCCCCCGCGACGAATGCGGGGGTATCGTGGCGACCGATGGCGAGCGCCTGTGGTGTATGACGTGCGACTGGACCGACGCGCCTGATCTTTTTAACGACACCGACACCGACCGATGAGCGAATACGTAGGCTACCACGCGAACGTGACTTTCCCCACCGAAACTGGCAAAGGCAAAGACGAGGCCCGCATCGTGAGTATAGACGAGCACGACAGTGGATGGCTTGTAAAGCTCGAAAACGCCGATTCGACTTACATCCGCTCGTGGGAGGACATTGAAGACGCGGTTCACCCCGAGCCGCAAATGACCTATTCGGATTCCGACGAGACCCGACACATCGGATAGACTCCCACGAATCGAATACACCGACATGACCAAAGCTGACCGCATCGACAAACTTGAAGCAATCCGCAAAGAGCAGAACGCCAAGATCGAGGAGCTCCAAGCCGAGGTGGAGCGGCTGCGGAATCACATGCGCGACGCCATCGACAAGCTAGAGACCGTCGACAGTATGATGCGCTCTGAACAATGGGGGCAAAGAGGCTTCACGGAGCAGAGGTTTGATGACGCCTTGTTTGATCTGACTAGCGCCCTCGACGCGGCGGAGGACAGCCATGAAAGCCAGTAGCCTCGACGACATACAGGACGCCATCCGTGGCGACGCCAGCGTATCAGATCCCGGCGACTCCGGTACACAAGATAGCAAGCGCAGCGCGTCGATGCAGGCCGTGGCACGGGGTAGTACTGGCCGCGGGGATCTTAACCAAACTGAAAAGCGGTGGGCCGCTCGGCTGGAGCTATCCGAGCACGTGGAGGCGTGGAAGTACGAGGAGCACGGCTTCCGCTACGGCGCTAATGACTCGACGCACTGGCCCGATTTTTGGGTGATGCGCGAAGACGGCCGCATTGAAATCCACGAGGTGAAGGGCTACGTCAAGGATGCGGGGCGGCTGCGCTTTCTTGCCTGCGCTGATCGACATCCGGAATACCGATGGATTATGGTAGTGCAGAAGGGCAAGCGTCAGCCGTGGACGTGCAAGTACGACACTCAAAGCAAAGACGGAGCACCGATTTTATGACCCCCTACCACGAAAGCGGCGACATCCGAATCTACCACGGCGACGCGCGGGACGTGCTCGCCGACCTCGACACCCAAGCCACCGCGTGCGTGACCGATCCGCCGTATGGGCTCGCCTTTATGGGGCGATCTTGGGACGATTTTCAGCCCCGTGAATATCAAGACTGGTGCATGGAGTGGGGCGAGATCGTGATGGACGCGCTCCTCCCCGGCGCCCCGGTGCTCGCCTTCAGCGGCACGCGCACCGCGCACCGACTCACGTGCGGCCTCGAAGGTGCGGGCCTCGTGATTCGGGATCGGCTCGCTTGGATGTATGGGAGCGGGTTCCCGAAATCGCTAGATATTGGAAAACAGGTAGACAAGGAGCGATACACAGCCGCGGAGACCCGCAAAGTGACCGCATGGGTTGAAGAAAAACGTAATGAGGCGGGACTCTCAAATGACCACATAGACCGCGCTTTTGACTTCAACGGTATGGCTGGACACTGGACCACGCAGGGAGAGCAAGCTGCTGTTCCTACACTTGAAAAGGTCCCGCTGCTGCTGAACGTGCTGGATTTACACCACGGGCAAATCCCCGATGATATTTATGAGCTGCTGATCGAGCGTAACACGGCCAAAGGTGAGCCTGCCGAGGAGTGGCACGACCGCGAAAAGGTGGGAGAGCGGCAAAAGGCAGAATCGTTTAAGTATGACGGAAATCGTGTCTATCAAACTGACGGTGATGAGAAAAACACAACGCTCGACATCACCGCCCCCGCCACCGACGAAGCCGAGCGCTGGGACGGATACGGGACGGCGTTAGCGCCCGCTCACGAGCCGGTGATCCTCGCCATGAAGCCGAAGGACGGCACCTTTGCCGAAAACGCCATGGAGCACGGCACGGCGGGGCTGAATATCGACGCTGCTCGTGTCGAGACGAATGGCAATTATACTTCTGGTGGCGCTCAAGCATGGGCAGGAGATAGAGGGGGGCTAGACAAAGACCGAACAGAGGAACACCCACAAGGCCGCTGGCCCGCGAACGTGGTGCTGGACGAGGCGGCGGCGGAGCTGGTGGACAGGCAGAGTGGCGTGATTGAAAGTGGGGCACGAACACCGAATGGCTCACGACAACGGAGTTCGGGGTTTGAAATGACGGGTGGAAGTTCTGAAAAAGACAGCGGCGGCGCGTCCCGCTTCTTCTACACAGCTAAGGCCTCAAAGCAGGACAGAAACGCGGGCCTCCCACCGGGCGAAGAGAACGACCACCCCACGGTAAAACCGACCGATCTAATCGGGTGGCTCTTGCGCCTTGTGGAGATGCCGGAGCGGAACCTTATTCTCGATCCTTTTCTCGGCAGTGGAACCACCACTTTTGTATGCCAACAGCTTGGCCTTCCCGCTATCGGGATTGAGCAAGACGAAGAATCTTGCGAGCTTGCGGCGAAGCGACTATCTGAGCCGAGCCTGTTTTCGTGAGGTAGTACGCTTGTGCGCGAATGTGGAACAAAACTACCTTGAAATGCCTGCCCAATACGACGACGTAGCTCATTATCTCGGCATTGACGACCTGCAGGGTCGCCACGAGTGCCCTGTGTGCGGCTCATCGGATGGGTTGGGCATCGACCCTGACCAGGGCGATACGGGCACGGCTCACTGTTTCTCGTGCGGCTTTGGCGAACACGAGCCCGGCACGGGCGCCCAACTCTACGCCGAAGTGGAACGCGTCGAGATTGCGGAGGCATTGGAGGCCTTTGGGGTTGACAGTTCGGACCTGAGCCACAAGGTGAAGCAGCGCGAAGAGCAGGCCCCGCGGCCCCGCGTGCCAGAACAATCGGACGACGAACTGGAGGAGGAGCGGCGCGCGTGGCACGCCATGACGACCGAAGAGCTGTACCTCCGGGATGAGTATCGTCGCCGCCGGACACTGGCTGCGCACGATCGGGACCGGGACGAATTTCAGCGGTGGCACGGCAAGTTCGAGGCGCTGCACGAGCACGTGCTACAGCGGGAAATGGCGGCGCATCGTGAGGTGGACCGGCTCGACTCGCGTGTGCCTGAGATGTAGTACATGAGTGCGGGATTTTGGAACACATGTGCGACGTAGGCATGTGAGTAGTGCATTTTGTCGTTCCCTTTGGACAGGGGAAGCAGCACTTATAACCTTGCCAGTTATTCCCCTGGCGCCGCAGCTTCCCCTGTCCACACGAGATGCGCGGCGTCAGGGGTTTTGTTTTTCCCAAGATGAGACTTTGCCATGAGCAAACAACTTGGTTGGGTGTATCTAATTCACGCAACTGATACTGACCTGTATAAGATTGGGTGCACATCTCGGCACCCTAAACAGAGGATCTCTGAACTGCAGTCTGATACTGGATGCCCCGTTGAGCTTGAATGTCACAAAGCTGTCCTAGTCCGATATTATGAAGAATTAGAGCAGCAACTCCATGGTCGCTATAAAGATTTTAAGACACGTGCGGAGTGGTACAGGTTGAGCGATGAAAAGCTAGATGACGTGACTACAGAAATGGTACAAGAGTTACGTACAGACGGGGCCCTTCGTGCTACCGAATTGTTGCAGAACCTTAGCAGCGAGTATACTGACGCTGAAAGAGAACTTGGCCACAAAATTGGATTGGCGTTTAACCGAGCTATTCATAGCGAAGACGGCAAAGCCAAGGCTCTGCTTTGGCATTTATTAGAGTGGTTTGACTCAGAGCACGAAGACTTGTTTGAGGGGAATCATGGTGAAGAGGTGGAAAAAGAGATGCTAAGTGTTTTAAAGTAGCCTGTATACGATGGATGAGAAGGTGCAACACATAATGCAGAGCGACCTTCCTAACGCGCTGCAACTCACATGGATTGCGATGTGGGGCGCGTCGACGGATGGGTTGTATGCCGACTCAATTGCACAGGTTGGTCGTGAACGTGGTATATCACGTCAGGCCGCCAGCAAACAGGTGAAACGGCTGATTCAGTGGGGTGTCGTTGAGAAGATTGGGAATGCCTACCGGCTGATTGACGATGTAACCCCTGACGTTGACGACCGCAACTCTGGGGTTGACAATGTAAACCAAGAGGCTAAAGGGTTTCCCCCTCATCCCCCCAAGAAAGATAATCATTCAACCCCCCTTACACCCCCTTCCCAAGAGGTTTTGGTCGAATCCGCTGATGCGGATCGACCGCCTTGGCTGGATTGGGTTGATGAGCAGGCTTGGGAGGCGGAAGACTTGCCAGACGACCACCCGGTGAACTGGGATTACCACCCTGGGGATTGGCGATTTGACTTTGCGGAGTTGGCGATTCAGCGGATGAGGGAGCACGACATGATTTCGCCAATCGTTGAGAACAAGATCAGCCGCCAATCGGAGGGTGCCGTTGCCGCTGAGTGGGCTGATACGTTCCGAAAGCTGGTTGACTTGGATGGGTACAGTCGAGACGAGGTGGAAGACGCCATGCGGTGGCTTTTTGAGGGCGGCAACTTTTGGACGGATCAGGGCGGGATTGCAAGTATCCCGACGTTACGGAAGAAAACCAGATCAGGCGATCGGCGGAAGTTCGATGTGATTCACCAGCAGGCCGAGGCGCCACAGGGTGACGGTGCCCCGGCCGATCCAACAATACAGTCCGGCGTCCCCGGCCGATCCGTAGCGTAATGACTGAGCCTGTGATCCTCGACCGGTGCGACGTTTGCGAACGGCGAACGCTACACGCCCGCGAGCAGCAGGGCAAGCCCGATCCGGCGCGGGTGGAGACCGAGCGCATTTGCAGCGAGTGCGGCACGACCACGACACGAGTAAAACGGATTGCCGATAAAGCGGAGTAAAGTTCAGGACTTAGATCGCAGAGGGCGGGAAGATGATAGTTATTTTTTATAACGCTCAAACTATTCACTTATGGAAGGAGATGCCCCTTGTCCTTATTGCATAGATAGCGAAAAGCCTGGATATGCATGGAAGTCGCGCACAATGCATGAGGGTGCCGGATTGATTCCGTGTCCTCGTTGCTCGGGGACTCAAAAGGTTGGTAGCGAAACTCTCACTCAGGAAGAACGGAAAAAGCTAAAGAAAGAAGGCGTAAAACTCACAAAACGATAATTTAATTACAACAACTCTTATGAAATGATAGAGGCAGCAGCCCTCTGTCAGATGTAGTGAGAGGTTGTGTGCAACGCCATGACCGAACGCGATTATTGGAGAGAAGGTTACGACGCTTACAACTCATGCGACACGCCACGGGAGAAAAGCGAAATGTCTTGCCCTGACGACATTCAGCCCCGCCATCGTGAGGAGTGGCGAGACGGCTGGCTTGATGCAGCAGCCGAAGACCCCGATAACGACGAAGTAAGTTTGCGCGATCAAGGGATTGCATTCGACCAAGTGCACTGAGGTCGCGGTGCACACATAACTCATTACTATGTCAAGCACCTATATCTAATGCCAGACGACTACCCCACAGACCACGACGCCGAACGGTGCCTCCTTTCCTGCATCATGAGAGGCGGGGGCGGCGTGCGCCAGCGGGCCGTCTCGGCCGTCGAGCCGCGTATGTTTGACAAGTACCGCGACCTTGCGGCCGTCGTGCTGGACCTTGCCAAAGAGGCCCGCCCCGACCCCGACACGGTCCGCGCGTCGTACAGTGGTCCAGATGGTGACGTTGAGGAGGTCCTTGAACGCCGGCCAGCGCCGCAGCAGATTGACGGGTTCATCCGATCTGTGCAGCAGGCATACGGCAAATTGGAGCTTATGGACATCGCGTTCGATGCGGTACAGTCGGCAAAAAACGGCCATACGTTTGAGGAGGTCGCCACCGAGTTAGAGGCGGACGTAATCGACCTTACGCGCCGAGCTGGCGGATCGGAGGAGCGAACGCGCAGTGAGGTGATCCGGGACGTGCTGTCTGACCTTGAGGACGAGCAGGGGCAGCGCGTAACGGGCGTGCCTACTCCCTTCCCGGAGATCAACCGCATGACACGGGGCCTGCACGGCGGGGAGCTCATCATCCCGTTCGGTTCGACGTCGATGGGGAAAACCGCCTGGGCCTTAACGTGCGCACTGCACGCGGCGCAGGAGGGGTATGGCGTTGCAGTTCACACCCTTGAGATGAGCGAGAAGTCCCTGTACCGGCGCCTCTTGCAGATGGGGGCGGGCGTGGACCTACGACAAACCACAATTCCAGATGAGGGCTGGCAGAAGGTGGCTCGCGCGGCTGGGAAGATTGAGGAGCTACCGATACACATCGTCGACACGCCCGGTCTTGACTACGTGACGCACCGCTCTTCCCTGCGCCGCCTTGACTACGAGGAAGGCATTGACATGGCGGTGGTGGACTACCTGCAAATCATGTCGGCACCTCAGTCAAGCGACTACAGCAAGAAGCACCACGAGGTACACGCCTCAGCGCAGGGATTGAAGGACACCGCTAAGATCTTGGACATCCCCGTGATCACGCCATCTCAGACCACCAAGAGCGTCGACAACCGCAACAATCCGAGACCAACCTTATCCGATCTGCGCGAGGCCGGTGAGGAGCCTACCGACGTGGCGATTGGGCTGTACCGCCCGGAATACTATGGTATTACGCAGTGGCCGGATGGCGGGGCGACGGAGGGTGAAGGCTTGGCGATCGTTGCCAAGCAGCGCAATGGCCCGACTGGCGAATGCACATTGGCCTACCTCGGGGAGCGCGTCCGATGGGCGCCGCTCGAAGACCGGAGATCAGAAGATCCGCAGCCTTATGACGACACCACGCCGTTTTAGCCATGCCCGACACCGCCGCCGTCACATCCGCAGACGACCTACTGGAGCACGTCGACCACACGCTCGCGCGCCAGTACATCCAGCTGCTGGACCGGTGCAGCCGTGGGGAGCAGACGGTCGGCGTGCTGGAGGAGGCGATCCAGCCGATTGGCGTGAGCGACTGGGAGGCGGCGGCGATTCTGCCCGGTGAGATCAAGCTGGAGCAGATTGCCGACATTCGAGAGACGCTATGCCGGAAAGCGCCCCTGATTGTCCGGGCGGGTAGCCGGAAGGGGGCGCCGACGTGGCGACTGCATGACGACCTGACGTAGCTTTTTGTACGCAAAATACACCGTTTTTTATGCCAGTTCAAGCCGCTGTTTCTGACGACGAAGAATTTTCTTTCCCGCGCCTTGAAGTCCGCCGCGCGCAAGGCTGCTTCCTGGGTTTTACAGTAGGACAAACCGCCGTCCGCATCAACCGCGAGCTCCGCTACCAAGTCCGAGAGCGGGCAAGCATTGAGGGAGATCTTTGGGCGACAATCGCTTTTCGAGACGGGTCGCCGTGGCTTGCTATCACCTCAGAGCCGGACGAGACGGACAAAGATCACGCGACCGTATCGGACCTCGACAGCGAGATGCGGATCAACTCGACGGCGCTTGCTCGCCTGCTTTGCTCTCGGTACGTGGACGAAGACCAGAGCGGGCGTCTCCACTACGCCTACGAGCGAGAGGAGCAAGGGCCATGGACGCTGTTTCGGCTCCAAGAGGACGAGCCGGAGGGGTGGTCGTAGTACGCCCTGACCTTTTGCACGCTGAATACTGACTGATTGCCATGCCGCTAAACGAACTTCCCCTACTCGCTGGCGACATTGAAAGCCCCGACCCGATAGGTGTAATGGTCCGCTATGAGATCGATTGGGAAGGCACTGGCGTGGAGGAGTGGGCCGAAGACATGGTCCGGTACCACGGCCCGTTTCTGAATGGGGCTGGCGGAATGATTGTGTACCGCAGTCTCCGCTATACGGTCAAGTTTCAGGGACTCGCTGCTTTTCCGCAAGACACTGAATAGCCATGCCAGAGAAGCGCACCCGCACCATACGGCTCGACGACGGCGGCAACGTCTCCCAGCGTGACCGTTTCCTGCGGTGGCTTGGGGACAGCCTGGAACTCTTCGCGGACGGGCGTGCCGTGATCACGATCGAGCGCCCCAAGCGCACCCTCGGGCAAAATCGCTACTATTGGGGCTACATCATCCGCCCCATCCGGCGAGCCCTCCGGGACGCTGGATACCGGATCACTGACGAGGCGCTACACGAGCACTTTAAGCAGCTGTTTTTGGGCGTGGAAGGCAGTTATGAGTACGTGGACAAGGAGACCGGCGAGGTGCACGAGGTTACGCAGGTGCGGAGCACGACGGACCTAGACCAGACGCAGTTTGATCGGTACGTGGAGGCAATCCGCACCAGCGAGCTCGTGCGACAGTTGGAGGTGTATTTGCCACGACCGGGCGACCCCGACGAAGTTTTTCAAGAAGCAAACGCCAATGCGTGACACTATCCGAGACGAACAGTACCTCGACTACATCCGCGCCCAGCCGTGTGCCGTCTGCGCCGCGCCTGCGCCGAACGACCCGCATCACTTGGACAGTGGGGTGATGGGCAGCAAGGGCGACGACTGGACGTGTGTGCCGCTCTGCCGGACGCACCACCGCGAATATCACGACCACGGCGAGGCGCATGTGGAGCGCGAGCACCGCGTGGACCTATGGAGACACAGCCATCGACTGCTTCGGCGGTACCTCGCGGATACGTGATGCCTTAAATTATCTATACGCCAACCCCGAATAAATAGGGGCCGCTCCCAACATTTGATCACAGCACCCAACATTTGCTCCCAACATTTGCACTCAACATTTGATCACAGCACCCAACATTTGCCATGACCGATGCCTTTGAGCCGCAGGACGCGACGTTCCCCTCCACCCCGTTCAACAATCTCCTCGCTTTAGCGAGGGGAGTGTCAAATCATGCTTTTCCGTTAGAGTGTAGTCAACCAGACTCTAGGTGGGGTTGAGACCACTCTCGTTCTTTAGCCACCTCCTCCGGTGATTGTCCTGTTACTAGCTCGTGATTTGCCCCTACACTAACAACGCCACCCCCATCAATAATTGAGGTAAGCACCCAATCGCCTTTGCCGCGCTTATAGTGTGAGGATGTTTTTGGGTCCGGCTCTGTTGCTGTTGTCGGTTGGATAAGTGTCTGCATTACTTACCATGTAAAGGCTATGCGAGTATCTGCGTCTAGGTCTGCTGAATTTGTATCTGGGATCGATGGGCCAGAAAGGCCAAAGGTGATCGTTCCGTTACCGTTGTCTGTGACCGATGAGATGACGTATTCCGTCGCTGAATCGTATTGGTCGGACGGGCCGCTTTGGTTCGGGCTGTCCTCAAAAATGTGCAAACGGGCCCCGCCTCCGCCATTCGCATTTGGGAGGGTCGAGCCCGTGGGAATGGCTGATCCATCGTCAGTGGCAGTGTCGTTTCTGCCGTCTGAAGCAGGCTTATCCACTGTGATCTCACTGCTGGATGGATAAGAGACATTTCCAGCCACAGCCCACGAACTATTCCAAGGGCTTGTGTCAACCCCGCCACCCACGCTCCACGACACATTTGGTTTTACACCAAGTGCGCGAAATGCCTGTTGGTATGGAGTCCATCCATCTAGGTTTTGTCCACTACCGCGAGTACGTAACTCGATAAACGCTCCGTCCGGATAGCTGTTGATCGAACTGGCACCATTTGCGCAAACTACAGGCAGGACCTGCGCTTTTGCCCCAGCATCAGAAGAAGTTCCGCTCATTACCATAGGCTTGAATCTAATGCTAGAGAAATTCGAATAATTGGAGGGGTCAAAGCTGTCAAAGATGAGGTCTCCGTTTATGCCTTTCCCCACTCTTGATGCCTGCCAAGACTGTGTCCAAGAGGGAAGATTCCCAAAATCACCGCCCATGTCGGTTTGTGTTTTGTGACGATGATCGGTAAGTGCTTGGCTGCCTTGCCCTGGTCCCAAACTAGAATGATCAAAATCGGCAATCTGACCCTGGATTTTTCCAGTACTTGAGGTTTTTATAACCCGCAAATTAGACATTCCGTGGTATCCAGTTATTGAGCTATCGTCATGGATTTGACCACCATCCGGATAGCGCAGCACTTCTATGTTCGGTGCGGCGTTTTGGATGTCGGAAAGCGTTCCCGATATGTTCATAGCTGCCCTCGAAAAGACTTCAACGAGCGAGTTTAGCCCGCTTGCTGCCGACCAATCCCCTGCCAAGAACGTGGACCCACCTTTGGTGTTGTTGTCTAAAACCTCGATTGTTGAGTCAAGTCGTTCAACGAAGATTTTGCCCGTTCCTCTTTTAGCGTTGCCGTTTAAACGGATTTCCTTGATCCCTTGAAGTTCACTTTGTGATGGAGTCGTATTTAGTGTTAATTCGTTGGCTTTTAGCTCGATCACCTCCACATCCTCTAGCTCTGAAAGGTAATCAGCAAAATCGAAAGTGAGGTCTGGCACAGGACTACTAGCTACGTTGATTTCACTTGTTATAACGCCTCCAAAGTCGGGTGCCGCCACTAGCGCAATTCCAAAGTCCCCGCTTGACGGGAGCAGGTACGGAAAATCTGACAGGGCAAAGGTGTCGATGGTCGAGCCATCTTTGCGCACGCGTACTTGCGCTACGCGGTTGGTATCAGTGCCGTCGGACTCGGTCATCTTGACGTCTACCTCGTCGCCAGCCTGCCCGGACGCCTCGAAGCTAATCGTGGGCGGGAAGCCAAAACCGGCACGCTGCGCGTATGTCTCCGTAGATTCAAACTCCACCTCGAGCCGGGCCACTTTTTCCCCTCCTATTTGGCGATAGATTGGAGTAGTCGAGGGCTGCTGCGTGAGAATACACGGAATTTCAACCTCTTGCAGGACCACATCAATAAGGCCGTCGCCGTTCACGTCGATCGGCTTCCGTACTGCGCCGGACCGTACACTTCTGGGAGTCCAAATGAACTCATCTCCCGAAATGCCTGAGCCGCCAACGGTAATACCAACGGCACTCTTTGCCCCCATTTCAAAAAGAATCCGCTGCGCTTTTCGGTAGCTGATCCCGTCCCACGTTACCTTCCATCGCCCGCGCCATTGCGCGTCGCCGATGTAGGTCTTTGTGCCGGCGCGGTTGGTTTGCACACGGCCGCGCTCCTCCCGTTCGTCGGTCCAGGTGCCCTCAAGGGGCGAGTCCTTGACCGGCATCGGGGCCACCCAGCCGTTGATCTTTGGAGGGCCTGTAAGCTGCATGCCTAAATGATTATTATTCTAAGCGTTTATAACACACCCGCTTCCATCTATGTCTTTCGTGCGCAGTACCCGTGCGTTTTGCTTCTGCGGGTATGCAAAATCCGAGGTCTCGACATTCCCGTTTTCGTCCGGCCACCCGACGGCGCGGACCCGAAACGTCGACTTGTACTCGGGCAATGTATTCGGCGTCTTGTCATACATCACTGTCCCTGTCGTGACGTAGACGCGCCACATCGGGAACTCTGCTGTAGACTTGCTCGGCCAGTTTAGCGGGATGGACTGTACCTCATAGTACCAGACCCTTGCTTGATCCTCATGCTGCGGATGCTGCCAGGTAAGTTCTAGCACATCGCTTCCACAGGTCGGTACTGGTCCATTTACAGAACTGTCTTCCAGTGTAGACTGCTCCAATAAGTTGTTATTCTTGTCGACTAGCGCATGTGTGAGGGTTTTCTGAAGCTGCACGTTTCGAGGCGGCGCTAAGGTTGGCGTGTCTCCTTGCGTGTGCAGATCGTTGACGCTTAGGCTGACTGGGCTGTATCGCTCCAGCGTTAGCGTAGCGATCGGGCGATCCGCCTGTTGCTCTACTTTTTGGACAAGCCATTTATAGCCGCGCCACTCAATCCCGCGGTTCGGATCGCCCACCTCAAAATCGAGTCCAGAGACATCAGCTTCCACTTCTACCTCAATTCGGTCGCTTTGCGACGCCTCCCGTCGTACCCATGTCGTATACGCCCACGTGGGAGACGTGAGCCCATGCAATCCGATGCCGTCGTTTGCTTTGGCAAGGCCTTCAGTGTTTAGCCACTGTACAGCCTCTTTAATGTCGCTGAACCCCTGATCGTCGCGAACCTTGGCCGGGGCGCGCCGCTCGTAGGACTGTTCCGTCGTCCCCGGCTTCCGAAAGTCTGCCCAAAAGAGGCAGTTCGCTTCAGAGATCGTAGCGGTGTCGGGGCGCTCTCCACCAACAGCCACCTCGTAAACTCCTTCGCTTTCGTATGGGATGATCGGCCAGCCATATTCAAGTGCGACCTCCCAATTTGACGGGATGTTTTCGACTGGATGAAATGTGTAAACCGCCTCGTCCTCCCCATCCCCATCTACGTCTTTCAGCTCTTTCGTCCAGGTGGCTTGCTTCGGACGTGTACCGCCTGTCCAAGGTAGGGGCTTATGGTTTATGCTTTGAAAGCCAGGGTCCTGTACAGTAACAGTGTTGCCGCTGCGGGTGGCTTTCGACCCCCATTCATTTGCCGCTGCCTGCGCGATATCTTCGGCTGTCGTCGTTTTTGATGTATTAAATACCTCGTCGTCACCACCTTCAATGTCCAAGACAATCCGAGAGCCGTGGTCTAGCCCGCGTTTCTTAAAATTAAGGTAATCCCACCGAAATGCTTTTGTCCCGCTCTGGAATTGTTCGCTGTCAGAGTGATAGCCATATCTGTGCACATCCCCAGTCTCGATTTCTTCCCTCTCCCATCCACGCTGGATGTTCCAGTGGCGCGGGCTTGGGTGGTCAAGCAAATTGGCAACGCCTTTGGTTTGGTCTGGGCTTAATGTGGGGTCTCTCCACGGGTCAAAAATTGTATCAGCAAAATACCTGTAATCTTTACTGTCTTGGTCGCCAGCAAGATCGCGGATTTCTCCAATCCGGCCCTTTTGGTGCATCCCTCCCTTGTCGCATACTTGAAGGATCTGAGCTGGCCGCGTAGGAAGCTGCACGCTTGATTCGTTTTCTTCGACAACGCGTGTGTCCCGACCAGCGCCCCACCTCTTTGCGGCGTACTTCGCTCGTGGAGGAGGGGGGTGTGCCGTGTAGGTGTCCGCGGGCTTGCCGTGACCAAACGACATGCCTTCTTTTGGGGACCGCCGCCATGCCTTGATGTAGAAGATCTCTTCCTCTCCGACGATCGGCGAATAATACTCTGTAGAGCCGTCTGGATTTACGGCACTTTCGTCCGCGTCGGCGTGATTTTGCTCTCTCTGCGCAATATCTAAGTGCTCACAGCGCCCGAAGCCGGAGGGCAAAATGGATTTCTCGAAGACAGGCCCGTGCTGGACTGCCAAGTCAGGAAGTCGCGGCCGCTCCATGTCGGCATTGTAAAAGTTCTGCTCACGCGGGTCGCCAGTCGCAAGACCTTCGGTTCCTACAGTACCAAGAGCAGCGGAGGCGTTGAGATCGGTGCTGTCATCAGCAAAAACGAGCTGTATCGTGTCCGACGGGAACGGCTCATATGTTGCGATCAACCGGCGCCCTGCTTTCTGCAAGTAGTAGTCTAACACCTCTTCTAGTGTCCAAGACGGGATGCCCCGGTACACCGTATCGCCATCCACTCTCCGCACACGCTCCGGCTCAGACCAGTCAGATACACTAAATACCGAAACACGCGGCAGGTCAATAGTCGTCTCCGTGCCGTCTTCAGCAACGTAGGTTTCTGTTTCCTGTGGAATAGGTGGTACAGACCCGGTGCGCGGTGTCGTCGCGTGCGCAGACGTATGATCTGGATGAGGTTCAACGTCTTTTGGTAGCAGCTGGTCGAGCAAAATCCCAGGTCTATAGGTTCGGTGCTCACCAACACACTGATAGCCCCCCCACTCCTGATCAATCGCATTATCTCGGCTTGGATTCCCACTGTCATCGACACGATGACGCACTGTGCCCATCCAAAGGGGGTCATCTCCCTCCGATGTCGGTGCCCCTGCCGTCCATACGCGCGTCAAAGGGTGCGGGTCAAGCTCCGAATCCCCGTTTGCTACGACGTGATCGCGCATCTCCTGCTCTAAATCTCCAATGCGACGCAGCCGCTCCCGCGCCTCCTCCTCCGCATCGCCAAGCAAGAGCACGATCCATTTGTCGTCGACCTCATCATAACTGAGGTCGCCCTCGTAGATCGAGCCCTCGATCGTGATGTTGAACCGCTCGTCTTTCAGCTGTGCGCGCAAGTGCGAGAAGCCTCCCGTGAGGCCGTCGAGGTAGTCGTCGAGCGTATCGTACCCCATGAAGGACCCGTATAGAGCAATCTCCACGTCGCCGTTTTCGAGCTGCTCGCGGCCTGAGTCTGAGGAGAGACGTTTCGACTGCACGAGCTCCCCCTCCGCAATCTCCACGTCACTGTAGGAAAATGTAGATCCGCTCTGTACGCGTAGCTCCATATACTATCCTCGTGTCGTGCGTGGGGACTTGCTGCGCTGATACTTCTGTGTGCCCTCCTGTCCGCGCCGGAACTCCCGTGGAGTGAACTCTGCCCTTGCGGGGCGATTGAGCGCCTCCTCGGTCGCCTCACGGAGAGCCCGCACCTCTTGCTTCAACCCCTCGTCGGCGGTCGGGCGCGTCGCAGGCGCCGTGAGCCCGTCGTTCGGGATGATCGTGCCCGGCTGGTCGGGGACGAACAGCTCCGGGCCGCTCTCGCCAACTACCGACGGCATTCCGACCGGCGGGCGCCCCCCTTCCTCAAAGAAGCCGCCGACCCCGCCTGCCAGTGCGGCGCCGATGATGAGCGGCGCCCCCGCGCCCGCGGACGCGGCCAGGAGCGCGGCAAGGCCGGCCCCGGCAATTCCCCCGAGAGCGCGGGAGCCGGTTGCGGACTGAATGCCCTGTCCGGTCG